ACTGAACACCAGTAGGCATCACAGGCTCACCAGCCAGGAAGTAACCCTGACCAGCCTGGGGACCCATGTAGAAGCTGGTGTTGTTAGGCATCATGGGGTTGCCCATGTACATGCCTTGACCAGGAGCACCAGCGTAACGGGCGATCTCACGGAAGTCAGAATCACGACGCAGGTGCATCATGAAGACGGGATCGCAGATGCAGCGATACAGACCGTCAGAGAATGTAGGAACGTTGCGCTTACGCAGGTCCTTAACAACAGTCAGCAGGTCGGTACGAACCGAGAACTGTTGAACTTGATTGTCATACTCAGTGCTGGTGTAGGAGATACGACCAGAGGAGTCCTTGGCCTTACCACCAGCAAAGTAGTAACCACCCTGGGAAGAAGAAGCTTCACCGTTTGCTTCGGCTTTAGACAGTTCGTCAATGAAGACGCGGTCACGCCAACGGCGATAGTCATCGAGCAGGGTCAGGGAACCGATGCTCTGGTGGAACATGTTCAGGTTGCCCGTGTCCAGCAGAAGGCGCTGGGCAGTGATCAGGGTCTCACGAGCAATCTTGAAGGTCGAAGGCTGTGTGGGATCACCCGGGTCTGCAGGACCTGTGTACTCCTTGAGCACCACCAGGACTTTCTCCTTGGTGATGTTACGGCTGTTAGCGGTACCGATTGTCTGATCAGCAATACGCTCACGGCTGTCCTTCGTACCAGGGGTACCCCAGAACTTGTAGCGATCTAACTGAACGGTCTGACCGGGCTGACGTGTGAAGTCATGAACCACAACGGGCTCAACAGCCATTTCCGCGATGTAAGCAGGGTGGGGACGATAGAGTTCCGCACCAAGAATCTTTGGAAAATCGTTATCAATGAACACTTTGTTTTATCCTCCAGTGTCGCAGGAATTGATGTTATCGGGTGAAAGATTCAGACATTACTATGTCTTATCTAACACAAATTTTAGCAGTTGGTAATTTATTTATTACATGTACTGCATTGTCGATGCCTTGTAACGAGCACCGGGTGAATTACTAGAGCCGTAAGATTCTGGATCAAGCCCTCCCTGTTGGAACCCAGGGATTCCCATTGCTCCTGGAATTGCACCAGCAGCAACACCTCCGAGCCCAGCCAGAGCGGCAGAACCTGGAACTAAACTGGCTGCAAGACTCCTTCCAACAGCTCTTTGCATGTTGTCAGGAGCAACCTGAACACCTGAAGCTGCTTCGGCAAGATCAAGAAGAGCTTTCTGACGTAAACCTCCTTCGCGCATCTTTGCTGCTTGTTCCAGGGAAGCTTCAGATAAGTCCTTGCCAGCTGTTTTTGCTGAACCAAGAATGGCGTCAGCATATTTACCGGCGAGTTTCCTGGAAGCAAGTAAGCCCCCGGCGGCACCTGTACCACCGGCTAAGCCAGCAAGTACTGCGGAGCCAGGGTCTTCTCCTTGAGAAAGGGCGTACCCGCCAGTTGCCAATGCAGCAGTAGCAGGTACACCATATTTAAGAGCACCACGCATGGCTTCACTCCATCACAAACAGTTTGTTTGCAACGGTCTGAGGTTGAGCCTGGTTCAGAACACGCCAGGCGTTCTGAGGATCACGAGTCATTTGATCGTTGAACGTACCCCAGAAGTTCTCAGGTTGCTGAGGGGCTTCAGCTGCAGGAGGTGCAGGGAACTGACCTTGTGTTGCAGCAGCAGGAGCAGTCGGATAACCTTCGGTTTCCAGCTGAGCTTCGTTCTCATACACCGGGCAAGGACCTTCGGGACCGAAGAACTTCAGGGTGTAATCGCTAAGCACATCGGGATTGGTCAGGATCTCGTTGTAAGCCAGGTTCTCCTGGTGCTCATTAACAGCGAAATCGGCATAACCACGGATTGCATCAGCGGCACGGCTGCCCCAGGCAAGCGAGCTATCAAGAACGCTTTCCAGGTTTAGTGCGTACTGATTCAGAATTGCGGGTGCCTCGACCCCGAACGCGTCGATCACCTGACGGCTTTCGCTGCTCAGATCCAGGTAATCCGCGATCTGCTCCAAGGACGGACCCGAGGAGGTTTGGGAAGAGTTGGGCGAGTAGTCCTGGCTGGGATACGAGGTCGGCGCTGCCGATTGTGGCGTACCCTGGGGGCTGACTTGTCCGAAGTTCGCCGGGGTAAATTGAGTCGTCTGTTGAGACGGTTGACCCTGGAACGGGGATTGAACTGGAGCGCTCAGCAGGTTCACTACCTTGTTGAACGCCGATTCCCAAGGATTGCCCTGCTCCGCCGGGGCCGGTTGGGATTGGGGGGCGTACTGAGTAGGGGCTGATTGGTAGCTGGGGGCCGCCTGCGGAACCGCCTGCGGGAAGCTGGTACCCACCTGATAAGCCACCGGGGCTGCTTGTGCCGGTGCTGGAGCCACGTAGCTGCTTGGAGCCACTGCTGCTGCTGCTGGTGCTTGGCTTGTCTGTGGGATCGATTGGACGGTAGCGTCCTGCATAACTCATCTCCTTTTGTAAGGCTTCTAAGGTTCGATACAGATATGGCGTCAAATCCAATCTCGGATCCGCAGCCATCGGTAAATCCGGTGATTGCGGGTGAGGAGTCTGCATCATTCCCCCCACCAAGCGAGCGAATGAAGAGTATGCACCCTGCAATTCGTTCACCATCCTGAACGGGAACCCAGATAACATCTCGGCCCGCTCCTCATCCGTCTTAGACGGGAAGAGGTATTTCAGTGCTTCAATGCTATCAACACCTAATTCCTGCAAGTTTCTAACAACAATTGAGTTGTTAAGAATGTCTTGCGTTGAATCTTCGTATACGGGTCCCAGCCAACGCCATTGAATAGTGATATCACCATCTGGGATTAAGCCTAATACACCAGGAGGTATTTGTTGTGTCCGAAGACAAGCCATCATTAATTGTTTGACTTGATCTTCAAACATGGACATTGCATCGTTATACATACTTACTTCTTCTGGTGATGCACCCTCAGAAGGAGTAATGGGCTTCTCAAGGCCAGCAGCTGCGGCCAGGGTTTCACGGAAAAGCCTTTCTTCTTGAAAAATTATTAGTTCAATACACCTACAGATGCCATACGTGTAAATTGCATTTGCTTTCTTTTTGGCAGTTGCAGAAACACGACCGAACAAAGATTTGTACTCAGTTGCAGTAACACCTGCGGAAATCGATAATTCATCTACACCGCCTAATGCCGTGCGGATTTCTTCGCGGTACTGACGTGCGAACGAATTCTGATCACCAGTGATCGCATCAGGAACAATGTAGCCAACACGATCATTCGGCTCCAGGTTTGCAATAACTCGTGGAACGCGAATCTGACCATCGACTCCACGGCTGACAGGATCAGCCTTAAACATCGACCGACTTAAAGGACCTGCGCCTGCAAAGCCAGAGTTGGCAGCGATGGAAGGACGTTGAACTGTTGCGTCGCCACCAGACTCAATCAGGTCAGTCTTAGGACGAGAAGACAGCAGTGTGGGGTTACCAAAGAAGGTAACGTTCTTCCGCATGGTGCGGACCATCTCGTCATGGGTGACGATGTGATTCGCAAGTGCATCGAACTCACCTGTTCCCTCTGTCGAAAAACCCTTCGGGTTATTGAAGATCTCAACACAAGGGATGAAACCTAATGTATTTCGGAATGTCTTGGTTTTACCACCAACAGAATAATTAGGTTGCTCAAAAGAAATCTCACCTTCTGAATGAGTTTCTTCAATTGTTGTACGTTTAATAGATAAACGAATATATCGTTTCGCACCCTGTTGACCCATGCCATTGGCACCAGTCAAATTTGTAGTTTGAATCTCAGGCTCAAATCCAGCACCACGGCGAACCTTGTAGCTGTAGATGATTACGACTTCATCTAGCTCGCCATCGACGTTGTAATAAGTCCGATACTCGTGACGACGAAAGTAATAAAGACGATAATTAGTATCAGTTGGGCGGATGTAAAAAAGTCCTTGTCCATCACACAGAAAATAATCCCAAATTGAATCGAATCGTGTATCAAGTTGGTTGTATTTAATTACACGGTCAACAAAATCTTTGCGCTGGTTACCGAAATTATCTTGTGCAGGAAAAAACTCAACCCCTTGGCGCACGCCAAAAAGTTTCATCTGTGCCAGATGAGACGCCACAATGCCAGTGTCAATCATCGACCCACCGTCTTTATCGAGGTAGGAATCAATGATTTCCTTAAGCCTAGATTTAGCGTCCGCCGACATTAACTATTTTCCTTTTTATCTTTATTGATCTTAGCAGCCTTCGCTCGCTTCTTGGAATCAAGCCATTTGCGGAAAAAAGCTAATTCAGCTGGGCCATAAAGCTCTGGATGTTTAAGAGCATTTTTGACCAACTTTTTGGTTTTCATTTTAAGAAACGTAGTTACCCTGGAAACCTGCAGGAACTTGACCAACCGGGACCTGACCCAATTGAGGACCCAGATAAAACTGTGCGTTCTGAATGCCGCCCATATTGCCAATCGCACCAGGGAGACTACCGAAACCCTGGGCTAAAGGAAGCTGTGGACCCGTGCGCC